GTTGTATTTGCAGGTAATGCTGCATATAAACGTTATATTGCTTCTACTTTTGAGGGTACTACCCTTGTTAAGATTGGTAAGCATGTTGTTGACGTTGATTATAGAGTTGATGCTGCCAAACCGCACAGTTATCCACGTGCTCAAGTCGGTGGACGTCATGTTCATTTGCCTGTGCGTGGTATGTTCTCACCTCCTGTGGGTAAAACAACTGAGGCGCGTTTTCGTAAATTGCTGGGTAATCAAGTTGTGCGTATGTCTTTAAATGGATCTATTGCGACTGGTTTTATTATTAAGGAACAGTACATTTTAACGTGTGCTCATAGTTTTCCTTATGATATTCGACATGGTGCGGAACATCAAGTTGCTGTTACTATGACTAGTCAGGATAAGGTTTATCATGATGGTTTTATTACGTCAAGGCAGATGCAATTTTTTGAGGATGCAGATCTTGTCGTTATTTATGTACCATATGTAAATATGGGTCATGATTTAACACAGTACTTTTCATATGGTACTGAGAGTGATTTGTTAAGTCTTAAAACTGCTGTTTTGTTTCATGTTGATGAAAAGCGTAAGCTTGTTGAATATAATGTTTGTAATTTTAAACGAGTTGAGGAGTTTAAGTATGATACATCCAAGGGTCCCTTTAAGGGATATGGAATGAGTGTCAAAGCTAATGAGAGGTTACCGCTGGGTACTTCTGGTGGGCCTTTGGTCGTTTTTATTAATGACAGACCTGCTATTATTGGTTTGCAAGCTGCTCGTGCTCTTGATCCTATTGATTTTACGTGTTATATACAATATTTGTGTCGAATGGATAAGGTTCATGAGTTGTGCCGATTTCCTATTATTAATTCTAGTCAACGTGAGTATCCTCCTTTGGAGGACTCTAAAGAACATAGTGTTGCTCAACATATTGTTCCGTCTTGTATTGACTATTTAGGCCATATACCTGGCTATATTGATAGCAAACCTAAATCTTCAACTCGTTATACTGGTATTAATTTTTTCTTAGATTCTGGGTATCCTTTTATGCCTGGTGCGCTTGTACCTGGTATACGTACTGGATCTAAACAAATTGTTTTGCCGCAGATGAATCATCGTATAATTCGTGAGAATGATGATTTGATATATGTCAATCCACAGCTTGTTTCAATTGCGTTGATTGCGACACCTAGTGTCGAACCACCAATTAAATTATGTGATCGATGTTTTGATGATTATATTTCTGTACTTGATAAATTGCCTGTTGTCGAGGGCGCTGGTCCTCTGTCAATAGATCAATCTTTGAATGGAACTGATCTTATAACTCCAATGAATATGTCTACCGCTGCTGGATATGGTTTTCCAGGTATTAAGCGTGATTATTGTGAAGTATTTGATCGTGATAGTATGCGACAATATCGTTTACGTCAAGATGTTATGAAAAGTTATCTTGAGTATGAATTGAAGTTATTTCAGGGTGTTGGACCCGTAACGATTTTTAAAACTTCTGTTAAGGATGAACCATTGTCTATTAATAAGTCTGCTTTGGGTAAGGAACGTATTTTTAATGGAAGTCCTTTCTTTCATTCGATATGTGCCCGCAGATATGTTATGCCGATTTTGACATATATTACTCAGCATCCTGTTGAGTTTGAATGTATGGTTGGTGTGAATGCTATGGGACCTGCTTGGAAGTCTATGCGTGAACGTATGTGTAAGCGTAAATTCATGTTTGATGGAGATTTTGAGAAGTTTGATAAGAGTCAGAAGCGTACTTTGCTTTTGTATTTCATTGAATTGTGTCTGTTAATTGCTCGTGATAAGTTGGGTTATACCAACTTTGAACAGTATATGACGGCAATAGTTTTAAATGATATAGTTTTTTGTCTATTACTTGTTAATGGAGAGTTGTTTGCAGCTCACTCTAGTCTTGCGTCTGGAGCTTTAATAACTACAATTGTTAATTCCTTTGTTGTTAGTATGTATTTGCGTATACCGTGGTATATGGCTTTACACACTGAATCTTTTCGTTCAATGAATTCATTACATACTTATGGTGATGATAATGTGAATGGGACTGATTGTGAATCTTTTACTTTTAATTTAGTTAAGGAGACGTTGTCACATTTTGGAGTGGTTTACACACCATCTTCTAAAATGACTGGTCCTGCGCCCAATTTTATAAGCATTGATGAGATTTCGTTCTTGAAACGGAAATTTCGATGTGATGTTATAGATGGGGTTGATTGTGTTTTGTGTCCGTTAGAAGAAGCTTCATTGTCTAAGATGTTGTCCTTTACTGATTGTAATAAGGATATCGAAGATAGTGTGTTGCTGAATAATTTAATTGATGCACATAAACAATATTGGTTCTATGGTAAAGATGTATTTCTTATGCGTCGTGCAATGCTTGAGAGAGCGACTGCACTTGCAGGGTTTACTGTTAATATCTATGATCCAAATGTTTATGATCGACCTCCCAGAGTCGATAGTTCTTACCTTATGATGAGATAAGTAAAACTTACTTATCTGGGAAAATCCAAGTGCAGTTTTCATGACTTGCACTTAAACCTTGGTCCTTTAGACTTCTGCTATACGGTATGCAGAAGAAGCAAGGACCATTGAGGCGATCTCACAAGTGGGGATCATGTGTTGCCAGCACCCGTTATCGTGGCGTGTGTTCAATCAAACACGTCATTTGTAATCGATTGATGAATGTTTCTGACCTAGCTGCGGGCGATGCAGCGCTTGGACAAAC